AAGTGGAAAAAGGATCCTCGATCGGAACGATTCGCGGTTCCTGCGCAAAAGACCGCTCGGAAATGTAATCCGTGATGATGCGCCAGGGACAGCTGCCAACCCGCAGCATCATGTCGTAAGCGTTGTCGTAGGTAACATCGGCCACGCTCGCGACTTCGATGTGACGCAAAACGCCCTGGTGGATCTTGGCAACTTCCTCATCCGCTCCATCGCCTACCGGGCTCACGAGCATTGCTGGGCGATGCTGGCGCTCTTCGCCGGTGTATTGACGCAGGAAAGCCGGCGCGCGGTTAACTGTGAGGCACGGCTTGCCCTCAATCTCACGATTGGCTTTGACCGCTTCATCCCACTGCCCCGTGCCGATGCTGAATTTCAGGTCCTCCAAGCCCTGCTTCCGCCATGCGGATTCCGCCTCGGACGTGATCGTGAAGCGCTTGAAAGACTTCGCGATGAGCTCGGCATCTTTGCTGAGCTTTTTGTCGCGGCGCTTGCTTTTTGAGGAAAGGACGACGGCCATTTAGGGTTTGAGAACGGGAACCTGTGTGAGACCACCTGCCAGCATGACCTTGAGGTTGCGTTCCATGCGCCGCTTCCGCTTATCACGGGCTTTGTTGAGCGCGGCGTATTGAACGTGCGGGCTCATGCCTGGCTTCGTGCTCGTCTTCGCGACAAGAATTCCGGTATTACGTAGCTCTCTCATTCTTTTTCTTCCCAGTGATTGCAGCACCCAAAGAATTCGACCGTTCCCGCAACTTTCTTGCATGGCCCACTGCCATCCGCAGCCCCGCCGTAGTATTCACAGTTGCCGCAATGGGTTGGCCCCTGCTCAACGTAACCCGCAATCTCCTTGCTGATTTGCACCACATCCTGGGGAAGATTTGGCTTTACCCCGTCGAATACGCGGCCGTTGAAATACAGTCCGCAAACGCCGTGCGCTGGGTTAATCGATCCGGCCACTTCGATGCAGCTGCCCGTTCCAGTTTCCGAGCCGATGAATTTCCAGCAGTCTCCGCAGTGCGCGCCAACTTTCGATCCAAGGGCTTCCTCGTTGAAGTAGAGGACGATAGCCTTGTCGAGCTTGGCTACGGATTTCTTGCGTGCGGCCTCAGCGACAATCACGCCAGTTCTTTCATCTTTCCGCTGGCCTTCCCGATGCTCGGGAACTTCCGATGCACCGCCGCACGCACTTTCTTTTTCTCTTCCGGCGAGCCGTTTCCGCTAACGCGGGCCAGTGCGTTTCTGGCATGAGATTTGTCTTCTATGGGGTAGCGCCTGCCCGGTAGAGCAAACGAGGTCGCCGGAATCTTTTTACGGGTTGCCGCTGTCAGTTTGGACATGGCAGAGTCCCTCTCACATCGTTCTGCTGGAAGATCGCGATATTGCGGTCTCGCCCTTCCCAGTCTGCGTCCCAGCTTTCCCAATCGCTGTAAACGCCAACCACCACGCGATCGCCGGGCTTAAGCGTCATCTCCGTGCGCTGGCTGGGCTCATCTTCGAGGCGTTTGCCGGGACCAACTTTTAGCACAGTGCCTGTGCGCGTCGTTCGCTCCTGGTTCAGCGCAATGTCCGGCCGAAAAATGGAGTTCTTGGCTTCGGGCTCGTCGTCCAGCTCGACCAGGATGTGATCGCCCAGCGGCTCCCATTCCCGCGCAAACCGCATGCAGCCAGGCGTCGTGTGCCAGCCGCCATCTCCAAACCGCGGACTGATGTGCGGAATTCCCTGTTCAGCTTGGCGATTGAGAATTGCTTGCTTCGAGAGAGGCAACGTCCCATTCCTTGATCGCGGAATCTTCGAAGATCATCTCGCCCGGCAACGGTGAGATTACGGCCACGGCGCTCGCGTTCTCGCCGCCCTTGACGAACACCATCGCCATGCCATTCCAGAATGCCGCATCGCACTCGATGCAGAGGCTCTTTCCGTTTTGGCGGCGGTACCAGCATTTCCTCATGCCAGGTCTTTTAGCTTTCCCATTTTCGCGTCGTGCTTCTTCTCCATCGCCTTGCCCTTCTTCGTGATCTTATTGCCGCGCATCGCGCCTATGTTGTTCATTGCGCCGAAGACGTAGCGGTCAGGATCAACGCCGCTGGGCACATTCTTGCGGAGTTTCGCTTCGAGAAACGCAGGCATTAGGCTCTTACTTCCGGCTCTTCTTCTTCGGTCTCCGTTTCCGCTTCCGTTTCTGCCTGGCTCGTCGGCACCGGTAGGCCTGCATGCTTCAGCAGATGCTTCGCTGCGCGGCCGCCTTCCTCGGGACCAAACTTGAATGGCCGCGGCTCGTGCGCGTAGCTCGTGTAGTGATGCTCCATCACGTGTCCGCCTTCGAGCGAACGGCTCACGCGGATATGGTCCAACACCTTCGGCGGCTTCTTGCTGGTTTTGGATTCGGCTACCATCGGCCCTTCGGATTTCGTCATTGCATCCACCCTCCCTCGCCTCGGCTTGCTCTTACTTGGCCCGTGCCCTGGGATTGTTGCTCCTTCGGCCGCTGCAATTCCTTGATGGCGAGCGCCAGCGTGCGGAATCCGTCCGCATCATGCGAGGCCCAGTCGTGCAGCGGCTCGCGCTTGAACGTGCCGAGGTTTTCGTCCCGGTCGTAGCGATAGTGCCGCAGCGATTGAATGCCGTCTGCGCACTTCTCTCGATCGAAATAGCATTTGCCGAAGATGGCGCGGACCGCGGCAATGCCGTCCACCAGGCTCAGCCGCTTCGTACATTTCACGCGGTCCTTGCCGAAAGTATCGCCGAGCTGCTCCTGAATCGTGCGTCCGGTCCCCAGCTCGTGCGCTGCACCATCGTGGGGCAGCCAATGCGTCCCGTAAACGTAAGGCCGTTCCTGCAGCGCCTTTTTGTAATAGTCCAGGCCTTTCAGCGAACCGCTCAGGTGATCGATGATCCGGAATTCAAACGGCATCGACTGCGCAAACCAGATACTGGTGTTGTCGCCGAAGCCCAGGTCCCAGAACGTGTGCACCGGTTGCGTCGAGTCGTAAGGCACCCGCGTCAGACGGCCTTCTTTCTCCGCCGCTGCGATTTCGACGCGATAGATGGCGCCGTCGACCGTCTGCTTGCAGAGCCCGCCGTAAACGTGGTCGAAAGCAGCTTCATCGCGCTCCCGGAGATCCCGCATCTCTTCGATGATGACCTTCGAAAGCCAGGGATTATCCTGCCAGGTGGTGTGCACGACCTTTGCCGATGCCGGCGGCTTCACCACGAAATGCTGGTAGGTTTCATCGGACTCAAGCTCCGGGTTGAACGAGATCCAGATCTCGCTGCCTTCCTTGCGGATCGTCGGAATGAGCACGCGCCAGGAGTTCTTGCTGACTGTCACCGCTTCTTCCACCCAGCAGATGTCGCAACCCTCGTAGGATTTCAGGTTATTGATGTTCTGCCGGATGCCCGCGAAGATAAACTCAGCGCCATTGGCCGCAGAGATCGATGTCTGCTGGATTTTGTAGCGTTCGCCCAGGCCCATGTTCGCAATCTGGTCCCCGAGCAAGTGGTGAACGGACTCGGTGATCGACTTCTGCGTCTCGCGTGCACACAGAATGCGCGGCCCATCCGTGCGGCCGGGCCAGAGCAGCCCTGGCTGCAAGCCGATCAGCAATAGCGCTCGCGCAAAACTCCACGACTTCACTCCGTACCGCCCGCCGTAAGCGACTTTGTAGCGATGGGGCTCAAAAAGAAAATCCAGCTTCTCCGGAAATTCGACTTCGGCTTTGATTGGCTGCACAGCTGTGCTCACTTCAAGTCCTTCAGCGTTGGTCTCACGAGCTTCACGGTTAGCGCGAGCGGACTGCCGTCTGGATTCTCAAGCGCTACGCGGTCTTTCACTTTGCCGTAACCACGATCTGCCAGGACGCTGAGGGCGTAGGCGTTTCCCTTGCGCAGCTGTTTTGCGAAGGCCGCTGCAGCCGCCTCGAAATTTCCTTCGATGACGGCGCGCGCAAGTTCTGCGGCCACGTCGTTTTTGGGTCTTCCCCCAGGATTACCGCTCTGACCCGGCTTGAACATATAAGGCCGCGCAGCTTCGGGCAGGGTACGCTTCTTCTTACCTGAGTTTTTCCTGTTCTCAGGATTTTCATGCTTTCGCTTTTTTTTTGATTGAGCCGCACGAGCTTCCTTGGCTTCCTCAATTTTCTGGGCTGTGTGCTTCACGCGTCTTCTTCCTTCTGGTTGGCCCCGAAGAACAATCCCTTACCTGCCTGAAAATCCGCCCAGCATCCACCGCACAACCGGAATCCCGCAACTCGGCGATAAACCGCGCGGCGCTTTCCATCGCGCAGGCAGAATTCGCAGCATTTCTCGGGATCGATTTCATAGAGCGATTTGATTGGTTCGCACAAGGCGGCTCGTCATCGCTTCCGGGGTTTCCAGACGCTCATGCCGCTGAGCGCCATCGGGCTCTACAACGGTGAAGGAGCCAGGCAGGAAATTTACGGTGGGACCGTCAAACCGGACGGCGAGTTTGGAGAGATCGGCAAACGAATGGAAGGTGTGTGCGGGGGCCGTGTAGAGATATTTGCCGGGAGCGGTCTGCTTCACGGACGCCGAGCCGAGAAGAGCATCGCGCTCTTCGCGTCCGATATGCTTTCTGCTGCCGTCAGGATAGGTGAGGAGGTAACTTTTGGAGATGGCTTCGCTCTTTGAATCTAGCGTTGCCGCCCAGCGTCTGTCCTCGGGCGGTGAGGAGTTGCTGTCCACTTCTTTGAAGGGCGAAGCTTTTTGGTGCCTCGCCCCAGGAGTTGTGTCCTCGAAGTGGTCTTACATGATTGGAATATGCGGCGGAATACCTGATGGAGCAATGCCAAAATAGTGAGCGCTCTCTATTCTTTCCACGAGCGCGTAGCGCAGAGATTGCAAACGTGGCTATTTGAGATTTTGAATTGCTTGGCGATCTCGCGCATACTCCTGCCCAGGCGCCGAGCTAAGCGTATGGCGTCTACCTGCTCTTTAGTCAGCTTTTTCCGCTTGTCGGCCACTGGGCCCTCCCTCAGAGTTCCGTTAGCTCGCCTTGCGCTGAAGAAGCGATGATTCCGCCTGGTCCGGAAGAGCTTCGCTTTGCCATCGGATACAACAAAGATTTGTTTTGTCATCACATGCCCCTTTGAGATGGTTCAGGTTTCAACGGCTAGTTACGCCTCAGGTGCGCTTTTCTTCCTCGATCATCTTGTCGACAGCAGAGACGATTTTCTCTCTGACTGGCAGTGGCGGATAGTACGCGACCTCGCCAGTGGGATGGATTATTTTGCCGTGGATGAACTCATGAGCTTCGAGCAGTTCATCATTGAGCACATGAAATTCTTTGCGCTCCGCGACCGTGACATCTCCTGTGGCTTCCTTCTTTTGGAGAATCTCCAAGATCCTCACCACGCTGGGATGGTCTTCCCTGATTCCGAATGATCTCGTTATCCCCGCGAGCCAAGGCTTACTCGGGGGTACGCCTATAGTTGTCATAAGTACCTCCATTCACCCCCGCCTCTCACACGTGGGTGGGTTGAGGAACTTTCTATGGCCAAGGTTTGCCAGTGTAACCATTATCGCGCTGAGTGCAGTTATAGTTAGAGTTGTCTCCGTACAGAATAAATTCTTGGTCTGCCTGATAGGCGTCAAGGTTTAGATAGTCGAAAACCGGTGAACAGGACCACGGCGTACCTGCCGGGGCAGATCCGGCACGTGTACATATCGACCGTGCCTTATAATAGGCTGACCAGTCTGGCGGAGGTGGTTGCAGTTTTGGATTAATTATTGCGGTCGCATTGAAATCAGGCGGACTTGTCGCAGGGGTACAGCGTGGAATAAGTTTCCATCCAAATTGTGGATTACCGATTCCGATCGCCGTATTCTGCGCAATTGTAATGGCCC